CACAAAGAGAAATGAAGCCAGTGGCACAAGAAGCAGTTGGCGAATTTGCAGAACCAATTTATGATTTAATTGATATGCATTTTGAAGGCGACTGTCAACCAGTATTTGACGATTTAGTTCGTTATTTAAGTGGCGATCAAATTGAAGATTTTGTTGCAGACTTTAGACGCAACCATGATTTAAATGACATGGGTGATGACATGGACGAACAATACTTAAAAGGATCAGACTACAAATGTAAAGATTGCGGCGACACAATGCATGAACCAACTACAGATTGTTCACATGATTCACATGATGAAAAAGGTGACTGGTGGGTTGACAAAGACGGCAACGGTGTTCCAGATTCATTAGAAGAAGCGCCAAACGAAGGCAATGAATTCTCAGGCGAATTAGCAAAAGCTAAAGCGGCCAATAAAAAAGAATTTGAAGTTGACGGCAAAAAATACAAAGTAGAATCTGAAGAAGCAGATACTGACGCAGAAGAGCTTGAAGAAGAAGTTGAAGAGCTTGAAGAAGTAGCAGTAGCCGAAAACGATAAAGAAGAATTAGAAGAATCTCCAACAATGGATACTACACAGTTAGTTGTTATGATGAAAAACGCAGGTTTATCAGAAGATGCAATTAATGAAAAATTAAACGAATGGGCAAACACACCAGAGGGTGCAGCTGAACAAGAAGCTACATCACACGGTGAACCATACGAAAACTTTGCACAAAGCGTTAACCTAAGTTTGAAAAAATACTTAGATGCTGAAAGCATGAAAGTAGGAATCAAAGAACATACAGTAGAAGATCTTAAAGAAGCCTACAAAGCTAAAAAAGAAAAATAAAAGTTAACTTCCCTCAGGTGAATAACACAACGGTGTAGTTTTAATTAACTACGCCGTTTTTCTTGACTAAATAGTATTATGAGTGCAGATACAAAATTAACCAAAACCCCATATCAAACAGAAAAATTTACAGAAGAAGACTTATTGGAGTTGGCCAAGTGTGCTGAAGATCCAAAATACTTTATGATAAATCATTGCTGGATTCAACACCCAACTAAAGGTCGTGTAAAATTTGAACTGTTTGAATATCAAAAAGAACTTGTAGACTGTTATCATGACAATAGATACAGTATTGCATTGGTAAGTAGACAAATGGGTAAATCAACAGCGGCAGCAGGATACCTATTATGGTATGCTATGTTTGTTCCTGATCAAACTATTCTTATAGCGGCACACAAATATAGTGGTGCTAGTGAAATTATGCAACGTATACGTTTTGCATACGAAACACTTCCAGATTTTATACGTGCAGGTGTAACAAGCTACAACAAAGGTAGTTTAGAGTTTGATAATGGATCACGTATTATTGCACAGTCAACAACAGAAAATACTGGACGTGGTTTGTCTATATCATTAGCATACTTAGACGAATTTGCATTTGTGCGTCCTAACATAGCCAAAGAATTCTGGACAGCACTATCTCCAACATTATCAACTGGTGGTAAATGTATTATTACAAGCACACCAAACCAAGATGATGACCAATTTGCACAAATTTATAGAGAGGCAGACAAAGCCCAAGATGAATTTGGAAACAATACAGAAACAGGATTAGGTAAAAATGGATTCAAAGCCTTTAATGCTGATTGGAAATACCATCCAGACAGAGATGAAGAATGGGCAGAAGAAGAGCGTAATAAAATTGGCGAAGAACGTTTTAGACGTGAACATTTAAATGAATTTATTGCGTTTGACGAAACACTTATTGACAGTATTAAACTATCTCTAATGGAAACAAAAGAACCATATGCTAAAATGGGGCAAGTGCGTTGGTATAGGCCTATACGCAAAGACAAGATATATATGACAGCATTAGATCCTAGTTTGGGAACAGGTGGTGATTCGGCTGCTATACAAGTGTATGAAATGCCAGGAATGAAACAAGTAGCAGAATGGCAACATAATAAAACAACAGTTCAAGGGCAGATTAAAATACTACGTGAAATACTGATGTATATAGAAACTGAAACAGATGGCGAAGCAGAACAATATTATAGTGTAGAAAACAATACATTAGGCGAAGCCGCATTAGTTGTTATATCAGAAACAGGAGAAGAATTCTTTCCAGGCACATTTTTAAGCGAAACAAAACGACATGGCAATGCACGTAAGTTTAGAAAAGGATTTACAACTACACATAAAAGTAAGATTACTGCATGTAGTAAACTAAAACATTGGGTAGAAACAGATAAGTTAGAAGTAGCAAGTAAAAATTTACTAGGTGAAATGAAAGTTTTTATTGCACGTGGTAATAGCTATGCCGCAAAAGAAGGCGAACACGATGACCTAGTAATGTCATTAATATTAATAGTGCGTATGGCACAAGAAATTGTTAACTACGAAGAAGCAGCATTTGAATACCTAGTAGATGACGATGATGACGATTTTATGCAGCCTATGCCTTTTAGTATGTTGTAATTTTTACGTTTTGGCATAAATAGTATAAAGAGGAACACAATGAATAAAGTTGCAGAAGAAATATTTAATATTATAAAAGGCGCCAATTACGATGTGGTGTTATTTACTGACGCTGGCGAAAAAACACTAGATTCAGCAGAAGCAACAAGATTTTATGTTAAACAACATGATATGATGGTTTCATTACGTTCAGAAGATAACAAGTTAGAATTACTGGTTCAAGTAGGATCAGATTTTGACATTAACACAAATAAGCCACTATTAAATAGTTTTAAAAGTGCGGTGCATAAACAAATGGGTGAATATACAGTGAAAAGATTTGATAAAAACATAGAACCAAAAGACTTCTCGCATCAAAGTGTTACTGAAGGATTCAGTAGAGCATTTGGTAGCGTAAAAACAAGTTACATACAATTAGAAAACGCAAGATTAATTATTAAGCACAGTAAAGGTGTTAATGAAGAAAAGCGTGGAGCAAGAAGCAGAAATATACACAGTCTGTTTATTGAAAATGCAAATAAAGAACAAACAAGATTCCCATACAAATATATGGCAGGCGCTAAAGCTATGGCCATGCATGTTAACCATGGTGGAACATTTGAAGATGCTAAAGGCACAGGCATTATGAATATGTGCAAAGAAGCAACAGAAATGGCACAGTTCCTTACACATGTAAGAACAAACAAACTAGTTAACGAAGGCAATGCTAACGTAGTTGAAACTATCAAATCGCAACTAAAAAGCATTAAAGAAACAGTAAAAGGTCTACAAACACTAAGAGGCTATAATAGTTACCAAACAAAAGAAATAGTAGAAACTGAAGAAAATTCGGTTGACATATCTGATAAGTTCTTGTATAATACATTTGAGACTGTAGACATGAATGAAGTCCTTTCTACGGTATCTCGCATTTTTAACGAACGTGAGGGTAAAGATACTATGCATGATAAACTATTAAATGATACAATGGCTATAATCAAATCCGGTGATGATCTTAAATTAAATATTGACGCAAACGATCCAGATAACCCTAATAACGAAGATCCAGTAAAATGGAGCGGCGGTATGGGCCCACTTGCTAAGTTAAGTGCAATGTTATCTTATATTGGTATGACAACTAAGAACGATGAATTATTTAATGTGTTAACACAGATGAGTAATGATGTTCATGATATGAAAACTAATAATACAATGTTAGCGGCAAAAATTGCTAACTTCTTGTATAAAAAGGGATCAGCAACAAAAATGGAAGTAGCTGTAACAACAGAAGAATCTATTACAGATTCTGTAATTGCAGAACTTCGTAAAAGAATTTCCTAAAATAATTGGGAATAGTGCTTGACAGTAAGCACTTAAAGTAGTATACTGTATAGGCTAACAAAGGCAAAACAACTGTATGCAAGTGAATTGTATACTTTATAAAACTAATAAAGGCTATCATAGGCTAACAAAGGAGAAATACTATGGCAACATTAGCAGAAATCCGTGCAAAACTACAAGCACAGGAAAACAAAGGCCCCAAAGGCGGGCAACAAGGCGGCGACAACGCCATCTTTGCACATTGGAACATTGCAGAAGGTTCAAGTGCAACACTAAGATTCCTACCAGACGCAGATGAATCAAATACGTTCTTTTGGAAAGAACGTCAAATGATCCGTTTGAGCTTTCCAGGAGTCAAAGGCCAAGACGAGAACAAACCAGTAATGGTTCAAGTTCCTTGTGTTGAAATGTGGGGCGAGCAATGTCCTGTTCACGCAGAAATTCGTCCTTGGTTTAAAGATCCAGCTTTAGAAGATACTGCTCGTAAGTATTGGAAAAAGCGTTCTTATATTTTTCAAGGTTTTGTTACACAAAACGATTCACCAGAAGACAACACACCAGAGAATCCTATTCGTAGGTTTGTTATCTCACCTCAAATTTATAAAATCATTAGTGCAGCACTAATGGATCCAGAGTTTGAAGAGATTCCTACAGACTATGAAGCAGGAACTGACTTTAAAGTAGTCAAATCTAGCAAAGGTGGATATGCAGATTATAGCACATCTAATTGGAGCAGACGTTCACGTAGTTTAGATCAAACAGAGCGTGATGGAATTGCAGCAAATGGATTGCATAATCTAAATGACTTCTTACCTAAGAAGCCAGATGCAGATCATTTAAACGCTATCTTTGAAATGTTTGAAGCAAGTGTAAATGGTGAACTTTATGATGTAGACCGCTTTGGAGCGTTTTATCGTCCATACGGTGTAGACGCACCAACAAGTGCACCTAAGGTTGCACCAGCACCAGCGGAACAAGTTGCGGCACCTGTGGCACCTGCACCAGCAGTTGAAACAGCACCAGCGGCACCTGTTGCAGAAGCGGCACCAGTAACACCTCCACCAGCACCAGCACCTGCACCAGCAGCTGCAACAGCAGGCGAGGCGGCACCGAGTGCAGAAGACATTCTTGCAGCGATTCGTAATCGTAAGTAAATAACAAAACTTGGGCATGCACAAGCATGTCCAAGTTTCTTAGATTGGAGATATAAATGGCAAAACCTTTTGACGTAAGCAAATTCCGTAAAAGTATTACTAAAGCGGTGCCCGGACTAAGTGTCGGGTTTAATGATCCAGATACATGGATCTCAACAGGCAACTACACACTAAACAAATTAATCAGTAACGACTTTAACAAAGGTATTCCTTTGGGTAAAGTAACTGTTCTTGCAGGAGAATCAGGCGCAGGTAAAAGTTATATTGCGGCAGGTAATGTAGTTAAGGCAGCACAAGACCAAGGTATCTTTGTAGTGCTAATTGATAGTGAAAATGCACTTGATGAAAAGTGGCTACATGCACTTGAAGTAGATACTGCCGAAGATAAACTACTAAAACTAAACATGAGTATGATTGATGATGTCGCTCGAACTGTAAGTGACTTTATGAAAGATTACAAGGCAGAATATGCAGAAAAAGAAAAAGAAGAACGACCTAAGGTGTTGTTTGTTGTAGATTCTTTGGGTATGTTACTAACACCTACTGATGTTGATCAGTTTCAAAAAGGTGACATGAAAGGTGATATGGGTCGTAAGCCTAAAGCACTAACTTCATTAGTTCGTAACACAGTTAACATGTTTGGTGAGTTTAACGTTGGTATGTTATGCACAAACCACACATATGCATCACAAGATATGTTTGATCCAGATGATAAGATCTCAGGTGGTCAAGGCTTTATCTATGCAAGTAGTATTGTTATTGCAATGCGTAAACTTAAACTAAAAGTTGATGCAGACGGTAACAAAACATCACAAGTATTTGGTATTAGAGCAGCATGTAAAGTAATGAAAACACGTTATGCAAAACCATTTGAAAGTGTGCAAGTTGAAATTCCATATGAAACAGGTATGAGTCCATACAGTGGCTTAACTGAATTCTTTGAAGCAAAAGATGTTCTTAAGAAAAGTGGAAACAGTTTAGAATACATTAGCCCGGTAACAGGTGAAGTAATTAAAATGTTCCGTAAACCTTGGAATGCTAACAAAGACGGTGCATTAGAACTTGTAATGCAAGAGTGGGATATGCAACCAGATCACATAAAAGATAGTGATGGCGAACAAACTGACCAGGAGGTTATTAATGAATCTGAGTGATAACGATTTAGAGTTATTCTTACAAATTTTCGATAAAGCACTAGCACACATACCAGATAAAAATAAAGAAAAGTTTGCAGAAGACTATATCTTTACTTTAGATGATTATGGCGTAGATCTAAAAAGACATGCGGTTGAAATTGGCGACCACGATGAACTACTAGATCAAGCATTAACCGATTACTTTGAAGTCAATGATGATCATGATTCAGATGAAGAGTATGCAGAAGAATATTGGGAAGAAGAAGATTAATGAGTAACTGGTATCGTAAAGTTTCGCAGAACATGGCAGAGATAGTTTCGGCTATCTCTTTCTACGAACGTGAAATTGATGCCGCTAGGTTCGAGTGTGGTATGAAAGGTGTGTTAGAAAAACACAGTAGAGAAATGCCAGGTATTGTCGAACACAGATTTAATCAATTACAAGAAGTAGAAGCAATATTAGAACATCTAAATACAGAAATGCGTAAACTACGTAGTAGAACATTTCGTAAGTTTTTAGAAAATTATAATAAAGCATTAAGTAGCCGTGATGCAGAAAAATATGTAGACGGTGAACAAGACGTAGTAGACTTACAATATCTAATCAATGATTTTAGTCTAATACGAAACAAATATATCGGTATAATCAAGGCACTTGAAGCCAAAGGCTTTCAAATTAATAATGTAGTTAAACTACGTGCCGCAGGATTAGAAGATATTTCATTGTAATATAATTATCTAATTCAAATGATAAATATATTTGTAGCAAAGAGTTTTGCTACTCATCATTGATGATTGCATGATTATAACTGAGTAGTTATATTAACAGGTGCAACTCATTTATCCCTTTATATAAAGAATAAATGTATTCATAGTTTACAGTATGTAAACTTAAATCTAGTCAAATGGAGAATAACAATGACAACATCAACACAATTTGTAGCACAACTACAAAAAGACAACGAAGCACTTTTCGAAGCTTCTAAAATGAACGTGAAAGCGTATTTCGAAAGCAAAGACAATTCAATGGAAGCTCTAGTAGAGCACTTCACTGGTCGTATGGTTAATGAGCGTATGAACATGGTTGAAATTTCAAACCAAGTTGCGAACATGCCAGCGGACGCTGATCCAATTGAATTACAAAACCTTTCTAAGCAAGCGATGGACGAAGCAATCCACTTCCGTATGGTAAAAGAATGCATCGAAAAAATCACTGGTGAAGAATTAGACGTTGCTGACGCAATGGCTAAAGAAGCAGCAAAACCAACAGCCAAAGGTGCTGACTTACTAGAAGCGTATGAGGCATCTTCTGATGCAGCTGCACTTGCAGTATATCAAATCGTTGCTGAAGGCAGAGCGGCAGCAGTATGGTCACAAATGGCTGAAACAATCGAAGATTCTTTCATCGCTAAATCATATGCCAAAATTGCTTCAGACGAAGGTTTTCACAGCACAATCGGTGCAATGAAATTAGAAGAAATCGCTACTACTCCAGAAGTTCAAGCACACGTGCTTAACATCGTAGACGGAATGCGTAAAGATTTGTTTGAAGTTTCTTGTGCAAACACAGTTGAAGCAGCTGGTTCACGTGAACTAGTTAACGAAGCTTACGGTTGGTAATATATCGTAAATGAATATTGGGTTAACACAACGCATATTCTATTACAATGATATTGCGTATGATTGTCTAGAACACGGTTGGCAACAACTACTAGGCGGTCATACGCCCACTTCAATAGCAAACAATCCTGAACAAGATTTTACAAAATTAGTTAAAGATTTAGACTTTATAATCTTTACAGGTGGCGATGCTAGTCCTCTCAGATTAAAAACAGAAATACGTTTACTCACAGAATGTTATAAACAAAACAAACCTATACTAGGAGTTTGTCACGGAGCTCTTCTTATTAATCAACTAGAAGAAGGTGTTAATGTAGAGTGCGAAAATCATTATAATACAGAACATGATGTTTTAATGGATGATGAGATACATACAGTAAACAGTTTTCATCAAAATAAAATATTACAATTAGCTGACGGGTTTAATGTAGTTGCTACAACAAGAGGTGGCGACATAGAAGCATTTAAACATAGAAAAAGAAATATCTGGGGTGTAATATGGCACCCAGAACGTATGGTAAATACTGTATTACCAAAAGACTTAGAAAGGTTATTGTATGGAAAATAAAAATGAAAATTGGGGAGATAGTCGTTGGGAGTTTACCAAAGCTCAATCACAATGGCACTTTGATGCTTTAAAAGAAGGCCCACAAGATTACCAAAACGTATGCACGTTTGAAGGTGATTGGGATGATGCAGTAAACCAATGCTTAGGTAGAGTTTTAGACAGTTCATGGTCTAGTCGTAACCAACTAAGCAAAGATGATGATCATAGAACATATACTGCTGATGCAGAAGAACAAGATTTAATCCGTGCTGGTGCTGATCCAAAAATGGAAGTATTCTCACGCACAAAAGCAGAAGATTTTGAAGTATTCCAAAACATTGCAGCATACTTTGGCCTGGAAGAATATACAGTTAAATTCCACAATCAACGCACAGGACAAATGTTGCATTGGCATATTGATAACTTTGCAGGTCGCAAAGAACGTGGCAATACATTTACAGAAATTGAAGCTGATAAAAATCCAGAACTGATGAGACGTTTTGTAATCATGCTAGATGATTGGAAACACGGACAAGTGTTTGCATTAGGTAACAGCAATTGGCACCAATGGAAACGTGGCGAATGTATTACTTGGGAATGGCGTGATATTCCACATGCTACATGCAATATGGGTTGGGAA